TCTATCAGCTTCTCCGTTATCCAGTTGGTACGCTTTCCATTCTCCATAACGATAGAGTATTGGAATGGATAAAGTAGAGGTCGTTTGCACTCCAGAACAGGAGGAGACATGTACTTCGTCACTTCCAGTTGCCCTACTTTTGCTGGTAGTTTATTGAAAATGTCGTGTCTAAAGTAATGGCCTTTGCACATGGTTTTGTTACTTGTTAGATACGACACTGCAAACTTCTTTTGTGAAACGTCACATGCATCTACTGGGTTTGCTGCCCAACGGCACGTGCCGAATACGAACTTAACTGCATTATGAGGACATCCCTCCAGAATACGAGCATTCCATGTCAAGATAAGGTCGTAAAATGTATGACCATCTAGCAGTCTCTGCTCAGTTGGGACTATATCTTCTGGTTCCAATTGGAAAAACACCTTGTATGGCGTAGTGTCGGAGAAGTCAAATGTGTCCACAGATATAGAGACTGATACTTCTTGCTCTGCAAATCCATTGCCTACCGCACCACCTATTACTTTTGGTTTGAACACTGAGTCTCCTTACATCTGTCGTGCAGTTTTGTCATCATCTCTGGGTGGTATACAGTCCGGTCTCTATTGGCTATGTGTGAAGTAATGATAGTGTTTTCTGGTAGGGGAGGTTCATCTCCTAAGTCTAGGTTTGTGTACCTACTGTCGTGGGTTAGTGGTACTTCTTTGTCTCGCATAACTTCTCCAACCCACCTATCATACGCCCAATTTGTTATAGGAGAGTTTACCAAAAACTCAACTGCTCTTCTGCTTAACCACATGCCGGGACCACCACCTATGGCTGTTCTTTCTCCATTAGAAGTTCCACAGTACTCACAACTTTCAAAGTTGCTATGCAAAAGGCGGTCAACAGACACATAAGTGTCAGTTAGGCAAACGAAAACAAAATCAAAGTTGTTATCCAAACTCCATCGAAGAGTCTCTTTTAGTTTAAGGGACATGTGTTCGTACTTATCTGACGTGGTTAAGAGTATTTCATCCCCTTTTATTTCATACCCCGTAGCTGCTTCATTTAAGAACTTACTTTCAGTGTAAGCAGGAGATTCTTTTTTCCATGACTCTTCTAATAATGCCATGTCTTCGTTTGGAATAGTACTATCTCCTAGGAAGAAATGATATTCTGCACTTCCTGTGTCTTTTAGCCAAGTATCTCTCATTGCTTGATTACAGCCGTTCAAAGCATGTGGTATGCAACTTAGTACTGCTATAAGAACCTTCACTGTCTCTCCATGTACCACCCTATGGTTTTCTCAAGTCCCTTCCACAGTGGTGTTTTAGCTTTGAATCCAAATCTCTCGGCGCGGGAGGTGTCGAACAACCTCCTAGGCTGCCCATCTGGTTTACTGTTGTCCCATTTCACTGACCCACGGTATGCCAATAGGGAAGCTATGATTCCTACCACGTTCTCTATGGGTGTTTCATACCCTGTGGCTACATTAACTGGTTCTGCCTCATCATATATCTCTGTAGCTAGAACTATAGCCTCGGCGCAGTCTTCGACGTACAGAAACTCACGGCTGGCTTTTCCGGTTCCCCACACCTCGAAGTCGGTACCTTCTCGCTTGGCTTCAAGACATTTACGTATTAGGGACGGAATCACATGGGAGCGCACGGGTTCAAAACTATCCCGTGGACCAAACATGTTAACAGGGATCAGACCAATGCAATTCATTCCGTACTGCTTGCGGTATGCTTTGCACTGTTCCAAAAGAACACGCTTGGCAATGCCGTAGGGTGCGTTAGTCTCCTCTGGGTATCCGTTCCATATGTCAATTTCCTTAGCAGGTAAAGCTACATTCAGTGGATAGGCGCACACGCTGCTAATCGCTACGAACTTCTCCACGTTGTATTCTCTGGCTCCTTCTAAAAGTTCAAGTCCCATAGTCAGGTTATCGTATAGGAATCTAGCTGGGTTTGCTGAGCAAGATTGTATCCCTCCACACATAGCTGCAGCATGGATAACTGCATCTGGTCGGTAAGCACGGTACATCTCACATACTTCTTCGCGTCTACGCAGATCATAGTCGTTGTGTCTTGAGGATACTACGTCTTTGCACCCATGCTCATGTAACTTGTCTACGATATGAGAACCGAGGAATCCTTCTCCACCTGTTACCAGTACACGCCTATGTTCTAAGTTCACTCTGAGCCTCGCGTATGTCTGCGTCTACCATCTCTTCAATCAGTTCCTTGAATCTTATCTTTGGTTCCCAACCAAGCACACGCTTTGCCTTCGAGGCGTCACCTAAGAGCACATCAACTTCGGTCGGACGAAAATACTTTTTATCTACTCCTACGTAGTTGTGCCAGTCCAACCCAACGTGTCCGAAGGCTACATCCAATAGCTCACGAATGGTATGAGTCTGTCCAGTTGCGATAACATAGTCGTCTGGAGTCGGCTGCTGAAGCATAAGATACATCGCCTCTACATAATCCGCTGCATGACCCCAATCTCTCTGTGCATCCAAGTTTCCCAACAGCAACTCAGTTTGTGTGCCAAGGGCAATGCGTGCTGCTGCTAAGGTAACTTTGTGTGTCACGAATGTAGAACCACGTCGAGGAGACTCGTGGTTGAACAGGATGCCATTGCTAGAGTGCATTCCCTGCTCACGGGCGTTCACTGTGTACCAGAACGCGAACAGCTTTGCCACACCGTAGGGTGAACGGGGATGAAAAGGTGAAACTTCGTTCTGCGGGGGAGGAGTTGATCCGAATAGTTCGCTCGAAGACGCTTGGTAATACTTAGCGTCTGGACAGTGAGCCTTTACTGCCTCTATAAGCCTTAACGTTCCTAACGCATCTACGTCTGCAGTATATTCGGGTACATCAAAACTCACACGAACATGTGACTGTGCAGCTAAATTGTAAACCTCGTCGGGTTTTACTTTGGACAATAAAGCACCTAACGCACTGCCATCGCTGAGGTCACCGAAGTGTAGATGAAGTTGGTCAAAGATGTGGTCAATCCGTGCAGTGTTCAAACTGGACGATCTGCGTATAATGCCATGCACCTCATAACCTTTGTTTAGCAGTAGCTCACAGAGGTAGCTGCCATCTTGGCCTGAGCATCCTGTAACTAGGGCTTTCTTCATAGCTTCTCCTGAGCCTTGCATGCAGAGTGCATGAGGTAATACTCTTTGTCTCTAATTTCTATATGCGCTTCTTTTATTACTACTGGTTTAGAGCACAGCACACAGCGCCTACCGTGCAATCTTACGTACAGTTCCAGAGCGAACAATCTCCAACTGTGTACTTTCATCTGAGCCTACCCTTAGCCATCTTTTTGGCACAATGTCCTGTGCGTCTTCGTTTCTAGTTCTGAACCAGTGACTAGGAGCAACTACCGTTCCTGCAGTTTTATCTGCACCAAGCCACGCTCCCCACCAGCTTAGTGTGCTATTTGCGATGATTGCATGTTTGCATAAGGTCATTAGCAGTGTACTTTGGTATGTGCAAAAGGTAAGCCACAATTAGGGTCATCCGAGAACACAAAGAAATTAGCATTTGGAAAATGCGAAGTGGCTCTTATGTAGTAATCAACAGGAAGTACACCATGCCTTTGCGATGCCCACGTTAGGTAGTCTCCTCTGCGGAAATGCACCATTACGCTGTTAGGCGTTGTATTGATCTGTTCTGCAAACTGTTGGGCGAGTGAGCTAGGAGATTCCCTAAGTGTTAGTTCAGCACGTATGATACCTGCGATATGTGAAAAGTAGGATTCGCATTGATAGTACCCGGCAAGAATAGAGTTATCCTCAATTTCAGGACTAGGATCATACCGAAGCGAACGTTCAGCAATCCACCGCCAGCCGGGGTGCTTTATAACAGGTATAGTTATATTGAAGTGTTGCAACTGCAAACCATATTGGTTGCAAGCATCGGTAAGACTAACATCATAACGTCCTACCAAGGACTTAGCAAAAGCGTATTGGAAGAGTTGATTTCCTAGACCTCCGCAGGTGTTTACTGTTACAGGCATTCTGAGTCCTTCTTTAGTTTGTTATTCAATGGGCTGGGCCACGAAATATGTGACCAAGTGTTGTCTGCGTGCTCTCTATAGTATACTTCTTCCTCTGTGAGTTTGTCAACATACCATGGAATATGAGAAACAACGTACGGCATGTCCATACGAAGATTCTGCCACCCTGCACCAACCCATGGGCTGTATGCAGAGTATAGCGCAAACGTGGTGTCCAGAGGGGCATGGAAAGCTGCCGCTGAATGTCTACGTTTCCAAAAGGGAATTTCACCTTCCCATCCCAGACCATTTCCATGGGTGACGAATTCCTTGCTAATTTCCGGTAAATCATCCAAGCGCAAGCCGGGTCCGACTTTGCCGCAACCGGGATTTCCCATAAGCAGGCTCAAAAGCCTATCTACGAGGTCCAAAGGGCAGCAATCGGACGGTACAAGGTCCGAATCCGTCACCACATAGGGTATTACTTGCGTTTCCTGCCTGTTACAGGCCCAGAATCCCCAAGGGCCAAGGTTTCCTTGCTTTACGACCTCTACGCCCTCTGGGAGGCTGTTATAGTACTCCAGAAGGGGTTCATAGGTAGATGCATTGTCCAAAATGGTGATTTTATGAGTACCAGCCTTTAGGAGCCATTCGCATAGCGCCTTAGTGCTGGTCAAGCGGTCGCGGTTGTTGATGAACACAGGGATATCTGAGGCTAGTACCCTCGGTACTGTGACAACTGGCGGTACTTCCATGTCACTTGTGGTATGTACTGGAATCGTGCTCCTATTGAGGCGGCGTTGAGGAACAACCATTGGTCTTCTCCTGGGTAGTGTTTAAGGTCAAATCCTCCGGCTTTCTCGAACATACTACGGCGCATAAGTACTGTGACGGGAATGTAGTTTGCTGTCTTTACTTCATCGTAATTAAACGGTCTAGTTTTCCACGTCTTGTTAAAGCCTTCCTCTTGGCAGTCGGAGTAGATTACATCTGCTCCACTACTAGCTGCCACCAAAGTGGCAAGATGCTCTGGGTTTAACAAATCATCGTCATCCACAAACGCTAGCCACTCGTAAGAAGGGTCAATGCCCTGCACTATATTGTTGCGCATGGCGGCTGCACCAACCTTAGCGTGGTCTTCTCCTATTGCGTGGAGAATGTCTCCTCCCCATGTCTGGGACTTTACAGATGCTTTGCACTCCTCCAGCAGGCTACTTCTACTTGGCACTGTAGGGGTGACCACGGCGATCTTGTTTATAGTGTGCTCTCTTCCTGCTGGATCAAACATCTCATGTTCCCAGCCGTAGAACTCACGTATGTCTTCATTGTGAAATCCTGAAACTGGAACAACAACCCCACGCATCCATGCGTTGTGTTTATCGTGCATCCAAGAGTGCTCATACGTAGACGGAGAACCCTCTATGTACTTTGTTCGTGATAGGTGTATGCTGATGGTGTCATTGCTGCGCTCTGGACCCTTACCAAACACGTTTTCTTCATAGCGAGTGTCATGGTAGATTTTTAAGTCCTCGTGCGTGTACACCAAGCCGCCAGTCCACCTGTCCTCGGCCCACATCAGTACATTTAGAACCTTTGTAATTGATGCTTCATTGGGAAACCTGATGGGTGCTCTTGATCTTAGGGGCCGTCTGTTTGGAGGTATCACTGTTACTAGATCATCCACTGGTATGTGTGCCGTGGCCAGTGGCCCGTAAGTCTTCTTACTTAGCCAGTACCCGGAGCCTCCAGTGCAGTACGCAAAACTTCCTTGAGGTCTGCACGCAAAGTTTCCCACGTAGTCGTAGTTCTCGAAACCACTGCTTAGCAACCTGCTGGGGCACACGTACGTGTCAGCAAAGCACTTGAAGATGTAATCGTAACCCTGCTCTAGTGCCCACTTATATATGGCACGTGCCTTGAATGTCACGTGACCGTAGTCATCCTGCACATCTAGGTAAACCTCATCGGGCTGTGTGCACTTACTTCCTTGTCCCATGAAGAACTTGTAGTCTGCTCCGACTATGCACGGCAACCACGTATCCCTAAGCGCTTGGTTATTTCCGTTGGTTCTATACAACTCGCAACTGAGTACTGCGATTAAGACTTTCATTGCCCGTCCTTGTGTTCCTCGTGCTGCGCTACTTTGTCACCTGTCTTCTTGAACATCTCGGTGATTCTACCAATGCCATATGGCGCGGTGGAGAACGTAGCGAGTGCACCAATTATGAGTGGAAGGTTTGATGCCCATATCGACAACTTGTCCGCTGGCTCACCCATCATGTGCCGTGCGATCCACCATATTAACGCCATGGAGGATACGCTCAGCCACGCGCTGACGATGCGAGAGGAACTAGGTCCATGCTCATCGCTAAACGCCCTACCAATCCACGACCATGCTTTTTCCATCATACTGAGTCTCCTTAAAACCCAAACAGCAGAGGCACCGCTGCTCCAACCCCACTGAAAGGGACAGTTACGCCAGTCACCCCACTCCAATCGGACATGAGCATATTGCCGCTGCTCATAAAAGCGTGGGTAGTTACATGGACCGTAACAGGGCCTGTTGCATTGTTTTGCGCCATGAATAACCAAGCACCTGAATTGAAGTTACTTATGGAATCAAACGTAGCAATTCCTACTGTGATGTAGATGTTTCCATTCGAATCTGTGATAGTTGGAGGAGTTGTGTCATTTCCACCAGTAGTGGCTTGCACAGTGACGAAAATAGCGTCTCCTGCTGCAACGTTAGAACTAAACAGAGCGCTTAGCGTAGTGCCGCTACTCCAGGCACCGCTACTAATACCCTGATTTTGCACTTCGACGGGCGAACCGTTGGTCGTAAAACTGGCGAACACATTGACCCAGTTTGTTGTAGACCCACTGTTGCCAGAAGTTGTGACGGAAGTAAGAGCATTGCCTGAATTGTCGAATTGGAAGTACCCATTGGAACCACTCCAACCACCGGGAGCAACTGCCAGCAAGTTATTTGTCAGGAACACCAATAGATCATGAGGGTTCTGCGGAGAGATTGTTTTACTAACCTGCGTCGTACTAATTCCGAAATTTGTAAAGGCTTGATAGCTCATGTCTACTCACTTGTCGTTACGGAATAGTTACGTTTAGGGTTATGTTCAGCCTTGAAACTGATATGGCAGAGATCAGATTAAACTGAATCTGGTCCCCTGCGTGGATTGCTACGGAACCCCAGCCTGTCAATGTCAAATCTTCGTTGCTCTGGGCGGTCACCAATATAGGCTTGTCCGTACCTGCGATAGAGACGGTAGTTGGGAACGCAGCGTAGGTAGAGCGCAGAACGTCCACCACTGCAGAACCACTCACATCTGCGGTTATGACCCAACCTGTAATTGTGCAGGCTACGGGTATATTGAGTTGTCCTTTTAACCCTGTACTTGGCAGAGAACCGCCCCCGTCGATGACATAGCATATGGCTGCGACACGAGAGGTTGTAGCGCCCGTTATGACAACGGTTCCTGCTCCAGCATCCGCCACGGACACGGACCCTGCACCTACCAAGTTCAGTAGTAGCTGGTCTGCAACGGAGACTCCGTTTGCTTGCAGAATAAGTGACCCACCGCTACCGAATCCGCCTACGGATTGGTCTGGGTACACCTGTTGTACGATCCCACCTAGAGCCACAACGACCGTATAAACCCCAGGCGTTGTGTAGAAGTCGTAGTGACCAAAGCCATCCGTTATGATGGGCTGCGTGATCGGCACAAGTCCGTTGGGATCGGAGAAAATCATAGCCAGAGGAGAGGGCGGCACTGAAGCTATATTCGCTGGTTGCGTACATACAAAGATTTGGGCACCGGGGATCGCTGGTCCTAACGAACTCTTGACCCACCCGTCTGTTCTAAAGTAGTTTGACATTTTCTATCCCCATAACCAGCCACACGCACATTTCAGCGCTTCGGCTAAACTTGACTTGCGTAACTCTCGTCCGCACTGCGGACACCTGCGCATCCAGAAGTACACATTGTGCCTTCCTTTTTACCAAGACAAAAACGAGAACTCGTTGTTCAGGTCACCGTCACTATTGCCAAACGGAATGCGCTGTATAGTCTCGTGCTGCATACGTCGAGTACTTGCATTTTTGAGTTGAAACATTTGGTTCTTCGACTCTGCCAGAAGATCGGCTAACCCCGGTGATCCTAACATGCGAGCATACTTCACTGCTGTCATATAGGCTACTGCATCGGTGCAATCCAAAACGGGTACGTATGTGGACGAGAAGTCCAGCGTCTGACTGAAGAACTGAGGCAGGGAGCAGTAGTACCGCATGCGTATATCTACGTTCTGCGTGGCTCCACGGAAGTTCAGATTATTGTTCCGCCATTCCCATTCCTTTAGAAATGGTCCTTGCATGGCACTTGCCAAGCCTCCCGAGGGAACTCCCATTCTATGGAAAGGATCATTGCTTCCGGTTTGGCGTTCCCACACATCTGTTGGGTAAAGCATATCACCCGGCAGTTGCCAGTTGGGCCATATCTGTGTACCATCGAAGTATCCAGAGGTTGACAGTACAGTCTGCACAGCGGGGTCCACTGCACCCAACCCCTGCGTCGGGCTGTTGATGATTGGCAACCCAGTCAGGATGATGTTATCTTTAATGAGTACTGGTTCTCCGACATTTCTCAATTCACGATAAAGTTCTCGGATCGAGCTATTCAAAAAAGGTTGAACAAACGGGCTAATAGCAGGGTTATTTGTGGCTATCTGACCCTCTCCGGGAGTGTCCGTAACTCCAGCTTGGGTGTCATTAATTAAACTACGTACGAGGTCCATGATTGTGGCTAGGGACGTTGATCCAGACGCCTGAGGTATGTTAATAGTTGGGGAACTCATGTTCAACCTTTTCTGTAATCAACCACGTTGTCGTGCTTAGTAGAGTTGCACGGTCCACACAGAGGTTGTATATTACTAATGTAGCTAGTACCACCTTTGGACACAGGAATCACATGATCCACAGTCAAAGGTTTAATCTTATCACAGCACAAACATTTGTTGCCATACCTAATACACAGAGTTATCCACTCTTTTAGCGTGAACGTACCTCCGGCGTTGGTCAACCGTGTTTTCCTGTTTGCTTTGTACACAAGGTTTCGTTCCCTGTTGGCTTTCCGGTATTCTGCTATTTGTTCACGGTGTTGCCTTCTGTACTTTGCCTTGTATTTCCTTCGGTGTTCTTTATTCTCTGCAAACCATAGATCGGTGGCTGCTTTTACTCTATCTGGGTTTTCTTTCCTGTAAGACGAGGCACGTCCTAGGCATAGTTCTCTATGTTTTCGGTAGTACTTCTTCACTCTATTACAAGCGTCCCTTTTGAACTTCTCTGGGTCTTTCTCTTTGGCTTTCTTAGCCCACTCTTTTATGTACGTCTTCCTGTTCATCTCATCCTCCGCAAAAGATTGGAGGGAGAGTTTGCGGCTCTCCCCACCACTGCTTGGGAGCGACCCTAAGCAGGTACAAAGTAGCATAGGGGGAAGCGGAACAAAGTTGCGCCGTGGACTCAGATCACTGCGTTACTAGTTCACACTTCCCCCTAAGGTCGTAGTGTTGAAATTACATGGCACCTTTAGAGCCTCACCTTTAAGTGTGACTCAGAAACACCCTCGGGGATTCCCTTCAGGTGCCAAGATTGTGTTACTAAAATGTGCACCCCGGTGCCGATACTGCAGGCGCACTGCCGGGGTGTCTAACTTACTCTTCGTCTTCTACCGCCACTGTCTTCTTTACGCGAGGCGCATACCGCTCGTCTTCTGTTGCTTCGTAAGCCTGTGCGCGACTGCGGACTCCAGACTTGATGGCTGCATCCCAATCTCCAATACACAGACCGCCGCCTTCCATCGGATGGAAAGGTGCTCCGACACGCGCTGGTGAACCGCAACGTGGGCAGTTCTCCAAGTGCACTTCTTTCTTGTGCCAGTTGAACGTCTCGTGGAAGTAATCCGCTGCCGCATGCAGTGTTGGTGTAAGCACCGCAGGCAAAGCCTGTGGGTTTGATGTCTCTAGCGAACGCGCATCTGTCAATAGACTGCGATAATGCTTTTCCATGCGCCGCGTTGCTGCAGCCAACTCAGCCTCGGTTGGTTCCTCATTCAAGGACCAGAACACGCCTAGATTACCCATGTTCTGTCCCACAGAGAAAGAACCTGTGATGACAGCATCCTGATCTAAGGATAGGTTATCTGGATTAACAATGTCCATCGCCATGCGCCGTCCGTCGAGGATAACGATGTCAATGTCATTGGAGTCTACATTGCCCTTAGGCATTTTGAAAGGAGATGGCAACTTGGTAACGCGAGCATACTTCTCTCCCTCTTTACGAGCAGGGATGGTCATCTCTTTGATGATGGGCAGACGAGAAACTTTGTATTCCAGCTTTGCAATGTTGAATAAGTACACAAAAAAATCTGCTGGTCGGCTCAACATATAATCTGCTGTTGAGAAGTTCCAGTCGATGTTGTTTGCCTTAGTCATCGCCGCGCTGAGATCGCCACGGGTTGTGGGTGAACTGCATGTTGCGTCCATTTTGAGTCCTTCTGGCGCTGTGCGCCGTTCTGAGTTTTCTGAGCCTAAACTGTGGGATTTGCTGAGTGTGCGCTAAGCCCTCTCCCTAAGGACCGCGCATTGGTTACCATTTTATTCCAGTTCCGAGTCATGGCTTCAACCTTGCGGTCGATAATGCTAGTGCGACACCCTTGCCGTGCGTACGACACTGGACCTTTGAAAGCCATCTTAGCGTCTCGCATCACGTCCTCGATCATAGCCAAGTCTGCTGCATCGTCCTTGTCTTTTTGTTCCTTCAGTGCCGCCATGGTTTTCTCATAGGAGATTTCCTTGGACTGCATTATGATGGGTACTATAGTGTCCAGAACAAAGGAGTTCAGGGGCATTGCCTCGATACGCATCTTGCCATTCTGCATGTCACGCCAGCACATGTTGTACAGCAGCGTGTACTTTCCTGAGTACGGATATTCCCCTAACGTCTGCAAAGAAGTATCCTCGTCCCAGTTCCCTACGTAGTAGGACTCTGGTGTGCCGTACGCTATGGCGTCTTGCCATTGCATCAGCATCCACGACGGTGTGCCACCTCCTATCAGAAGGTCTCTATAACCTCGATAGTTAGGCTGCCCTTCAACGCTCCAGTCACCGCCTGCGCGATACACGCATTCAGGTTCACCGCCCATTCCCCAACGCACAATAAAGTTGGGAGTATCATAGCGATTAGTCCCGCCAATACGTGTGAGTTCTTCTTGGAACCATTCGGGGCATTGATACTGCTTGTAACTATCCGTTGGGCTGGACATCTGAGTCCTTCTTCATTTGCTCACGCTGGGCCGCCATCTGTGCTTTCTTCAGTTCAACGTAATCGTCAACCTCTTTGCGATCCACGATAACTAGCTTCTTCTCCAAGATGAAATTAAGCAATAAGGCTGCAGTGTCTGCCATACCCATCAGTTCGTTGTCATTTGCTGCTAGTCTCATGAATAACTTATGAGCCTCACGCCTAGACATCGGCTTATCCCAGTAGGGATCAAACGCTGGCTGGATCGGAGAATCATTTGCGTCAATGATTAGGTTAGACATAATTGCTAACCTCCACTGGTTTGTAAATACCACGGATGTCCTGTACTCGAACTACGTCCAAGTCTTCGCTGGCTTCGAACTCTACGCCAATCGCATCGCACATCGCTTGGACTTGTGCATCAGGAATCTTCAGCTTCTCGGCATTGTATTCTCCAAACAGAACCCTGTCCCCTGGCTTGATGATGTCCGATAGGGGAGTCTTGACTCCACCCATGACTACGAAGTCACCAACCGCTAGGACTACCCCCACGTTTGAATGTTGTCTGTACTTCGCTGGTATGATGAACCCGGTGCGTTTGTCACGCATAGAGCCATCTTCCAACTGCTCCATGTTCTTGTCTTCTGCCACACGTTTGACTAGCACACGGTCAAGTATGGGTTGAAACGCTCCGTATTCCTTCTCTGGAAACTTAGGCTCTGCCTTCTTCACTGGTTCTGAGTCGAACCGCGAGCGGCGATCAATCACCGTGATTCCGCTGCCTAGTTCCTCTACTTCTGGTGCTACGTTGTGCAATTCAATTGGGTCATTTACTGCGCTGCCACCTGCTGAGAACTGGGCACTGCGTGCGCCTGCTGCGAGTTGGTCTCCACCTCTGAGTGTCATTTCTGAGTCCCTTCTGAGTTTAGTTACTCCTCGGCAATCTCGCCTCGTAACCATTTGCGTGGTAAGGCGAGTGCCAAGGAAATCGCTCGCTCAAGCGCAAACAAGGCGAGACGAAGATCATGTAAAAACAAAAGGCACTGCTCAGTTAAGAGCAATGCCTTGGGTTAAAATCGAGTTGTCTAAGCGTTTGGTCCGAGTCTAAAACTACGCCAATACGCTAGGTAGTCCATTGCACGGGCTGTCCACGTATTCCACAAAGGTTTGAGTTCTCCTCTGGTGTCTTTCAGTACTTGTTCTAAGAATCCCACCATGCGGTTGCAGTCTGCACAGAGTATTCCACGGTTGCAATTGCCACAGGTTAATTCTTTGTCACAGCATTCGTGATCATGGTCCACCGCCATACGGCGCTTGTCATCTCCCTGCCTTGCTGGGCAAAGAGCACAGTGGTCACCTTGCTCTTTCAACTGAGTGTCATATTGCTCAGGTGTCATCTTGTGGCGTCGTTCCAGTTGCTTCCTACGCCCATACTCAGGTGTGTACCATTTACCTGTTGGTAGTGTTGCTTCCCATGCTGCTGTCGCCTCTTGTGTCTTGCGGCGAAACTCTGGGTCTTCAGCGTAGCGTTTCCTGCTGTTTGTCCTTCGGTCTTCTTGGCTCTTGTACGGCATTTGTATTCTCCTAGAAAGATCGCACGGCGAGTGTTCTAGGCACCCGCCGCGCTAGTGCTGGTTTATAAATCCAGCAATGTCTTAACTACAACAGTATAGCACAAGATGTGTAGAGCATCAAGTACTACACTGAGGGATGACAGGTCTCTACACCAAGTCATCGAACTTCTAATACTATCTAAGTGCTTTAGAATCAATCAGATAGTAGGAACTGCTGCGTTTTGAATATATAAGCCAGCGCGTGGCGCAGCGTTTGCAAGATTGAAACAAGTGTTGTATGCAAACATCATTTTGTTACACGCATTGCGTGGTGCAGTCATTTCTGTTGCACTCTTACGGTTGTGTTCCCGTAATGTTCGGACTATTGCATCATCCTTTCGGATGTTTCTTCGCTTAGTCTCTCACGGTCCCTTTCGGGTTCCGCCTCGTTGGCATCTCAGCGTTCGAGTCAATCAGAAGAAATTTTACTCGCACATGTCGCTTTCACAGTTTATGCGAGGTCAAGTACGTACCGTTCGTGGTGTTCACGTCAGGCACTGGGGCCACAACGTTGCCGCCGCCGAAATCATACAGTTCCAGAGGAGACAACTCACCGATGTACCAGTTCTCCATTAGGAGAAGGTCCATACGGCTAGCAGTCGCGGTCGCGCTCTTGTGGTACTTGCGTCCACCGAACGTGTCCGAGAAGTAGCGCTTGGACATATCCAGAGTCTTCTCGCCCTTGACTTCTTGAGCGTTGACGATCTGGACGTTGTACATCAGGTTGCTCTGTGCAAAAGCCTGCTCAAGAGGACCATACCAGATGCCGGACTTCAGGCTCTCTGCGTCTGGACCCAATGCACGGGTCAATAGCACTTCGGCACGCTGCGCAATTCCTGGGGTGATTGCCGCGCCATTCAGGTTAATGGTCGGGGTGCTCAAACGTCCAGGGTACGCATTGCGGTTCAAACCACCGATGGTGCCGGTGTTCGAGTTCACGTCCCAAGCCTTGATGCCTAGGATGGAGTTGCCGCTGCCGTACGATGCGCCAGCTACGACGATGTAGTCAGTCACAACTACGTCGGTAGGAAGCTGGGTGCTGAAAAACAGGGTGTTGCTAGGACCATCAGAATAGCTAATGGTTGCCTGCGACACGGTACCAGTGCGCTGAACACCACCCGTGCTGTAGAACTTCACGACCTGTTGGTCGGTGAAAGCTACGGCGACGTTGATGCCTGCGATGCTGGCGGTCTGGGCAGCGGGTGATCCGCCATTCAGAACGATGGTCGCAGTTGCAGGAATCTGGTCGATCATGCCAGTACCATCGGCATTGATCAAGCCTTCAATTCCCTGCATTGCACTGTCCAGCGAGTTCTTCATTTCCTGTGCCTTCACAGCAAAGAGACCCTTCTGCTTCGAGTCGGTGGAAGCCTGAGCTAGCCACGAAATCTCGCAGACGTTGAACAGATATACTGGGGCCAGAGCGAAGGAAGCCCATTGACTTCCAGAGCCACGCAACATAGAGTCTGCGTTGCCCGTGCCTTGCGTAATTGCCGCACCAGCCTGCACCCTGAAGGGCACGCGGAATGATGCTCTCTGTGTTCCACCCGCATTGCTTTGGTTGGACACAGGAATCTTTGTTGCTTCTGCCTTAAACATGCTGTACGCGGTCGTGCCATGGAAAACCAAATCCTACGTGTTACATAAAGACTTTTTGGTTTTGTACTTTCTACCAAGATGTGACAGACGCATCTTCTCTTTGGTCTCGGCAGAGTGTTTCCTACCTACTGACCTCTTGTTTCCTATAAGAGAATTGCTTATTTTCTGTTTGGCCGCTTCAGTGTGATTGAATGCAGCTCCTGCATGTCCTGTAAGACCTGCGCTTATTTTTGCTCTTGCCTCAGCGCTCATCTTCCTGCCATGCATAACGCCTGTGCCTCCCAAACTGATGTTATATCCGTTCGGTCTCACAGTGTTTAACGTCTTGATGTAGAATCTCTCGACATCATCTAGGGATTTTTTATCAATGCAGACATTCAACACTTCTGCTATGAAGTTTACTTTCCCGTGTTTTTCTATAGCAAGATGGAGATAGCTGTTGTGCTTTCTTCTTCTTTTACCTATAGAGTCGTATACGTGCTCCGTCCGCCTTTGACTAAGCGTCTTGGTGGTTTGTCCTACGTATACCATGCCGTTGATGGTGTTGGTGATTTTGTATACTATACCTTGCATTTCATTCTCCTAACAAATCGCTCTGGAGGGTGGTTAGGCACCCTCCTCGGCTACTCCAAGCTGATCAAGGCTTGGGATGCTTTCAAATCTTCAGGTGCAGTCATTTCTGCTGCACTCTCATGGTTTTGTTCCCATGAGAACGGACTATTGCATCGCATTTCTGCGCCCTCTCGCTTAGTCTCTCACGGTCCTATTATATCATAGGTTCCGCCTCGTTGCCATTGCAGGTTTCGAGTCAATCAGAGTGGGTTTTAATCCCCAATATAGTTTAGGGATTTCCTTAGCAAACTTTTGGTAAAGGAATGTAGACGCCTTTGCTATTTGATAGCGTCTAGTTCGACTGCTTCAACAGCAGCCTCGAGTAATGCCATATAAAATAGTTCCTTAAAACAAAGTACCACATCGCGTGCATCTGAGTGTACACACGGGCCTATCGAGCCTGCAATACGTACAGGCCAAACGCTGAGTTCTTGCTATTCCTTACCACGTCCTTTTCAGTACCACTATTAATTACGGCGATTTACGCGCCGATACTGGAGGATAGTGTTTAGATCAAAGTCTAAAGTGTGAGCCGATTTGCACGGCTCTTCCCAGTGCGCTGGGTCCATGTTCTTACAGCGTCTGCGTTGTTGCGCTGATGTCCTGTGCCTGAACCTGAACGGAAAGACCTGAACCCTGCAACTGAACGGTGATCAGTGTAGTAGGCCCGACATTGGTTGGAACTACGGTTACAAAAGCGGCGATGGTTGCTTGATCTGCAACGTTAATCGGCTTGCCATCTCGTGTGTTTGGTCCTGAATTTGTTGACATGTGTTTCTCTTTTCTCACCGACTAACGGTGCTTTGTTTACTTTCTCCACGTTATGAACTTGACGGACTTACCATCTGTCGTCTTCACAAATCCACGTCCCATGATCTGGAGCGTTTGTAGGTCGTTCGTAGAGTATTCCCTTCCGCCGACCTTGATAGGCTCGCGTACGAGGTTCGTCGGACGACTGGCAACATAGATCGGCTTGCCTGTGGCTACCGATTGTGTAGCTGCCTTCACTGCTGTTTCTTTCTTCACCACCGCAGCGGCTGCCTTGCCTGCGGCACTGCCGCCCTTGGCATAACCAGGGTAGCGGTTTTGGATAGTATTCCGCACGATGTCTGCGGCAATGTTCTTCAGCGTAGTTTGGTGATACGCTACGATCTTTGCCTTGTCTGGAGACTTTGCTCCCCAGAGGGCCTTCATCTGTATCTGATAGGCTTTATCGGCCTTCAGCGTAGAGTACAGACGGTCCTTGATCCCGTTGCCAAGGTCAACTTTTGTCTCGCGTGGGAAATCCTTGAAGAAAGGCATAGCCAAGAAAGGCTTCAGTGCTGCACCTAAAGTGGTGTTGTTGAATGTTTCGCACTCGGTGGCAATTCCCTCTTCAAATACTTTGGTCTTCTCTGCGGCTGCGGTTGTCTTTTCTTGTTCGAAGGCTTCTTTGTCTGCCAGGAACTTTTTATGTTCTGGCGTAACTTCAGGAACTTTCTTACGGTTGGCTTCATCGGTTTCCATGCCTTTGTACCAATCCGTCATGACCTTGGTAATGGCTTGGATCATCTTCACATTGGGCGCTGGCTTGCCTTCGGCATCCTTCTCACCCAGTGCCGCATTCAACTGCTCTAACTTGACGTTCAACCCAGACTCTTGAAGTCCGTTTACGAAGTGTGGCATGATCTGAGCGTAGTAGTCCTTCTCATTCACTTCCTTCAAGTGACCAAGGAAGTTTCCTACGACTTTGCCATAGGCGTCTTCTTTGCCCTGGGCCTTCATGTCTTCGTACACGTTCTTCGACAACTGTGGGTTTGCTGCATACAGGAGTTCGTCGGAGCCCTTTACGGAATCCATTGCTTCCTGTGTCTTCTGATAGCCCTCTTGTCCACCAATTGAGTCGATGAAGGCTTTTGCTTCCTTGGCATCTTGCACCGTAGGAAACTCTACCTTATAAGCGTTGAACCTCTCGTATGCTCCATGAAGTTCTTTCACTACATTTGCATTGGCGGGTGAGGCATCACGCAGCCCCCTTAGTGCTTTACGCACGTTCTGTGGGGTAGCCTCGGTGTCGATTTCTTTGTCAGACTCGGCTTTCGCCGCTGCTGTTTCTTTTTGCTCTGGTGTCTGCTCTGTGCCGTCTGCGTTTAGCGCAGGCGTTGTGGTTACGTCCTTGGTCTGAGTTTCTGTGCCTTCTACGGGGGTTTCAACTTCCGTAGTCGGAGTTTCTACGGCTGAGTCTGCCGCCGTGTCCGTGGATGAGTCTATGGACGCGAAGTCGATCATATCTGTTGCCATTTGTTGAGTCCTTCTGAGCGTTTTAGGATGGGCCACGTCTTTTATGGCGTGGCCCTTGGTCTTACTTCTGCGGTTGCTCTAAGGCGTGGGGTATAGCCTTTTTCGCTACCGAGTCGTTCAGTTGCGTTGCTGCATGCTGGACAAACATATCTGGCGTTGCATTGATCTGAGCCTTTGCCAGGGCTTGTACAGCTACAGGAGGAGGCATCTTCGAAACGTCGATGCTGATGGATTCAGATGGTGGTCTCTGTTGTGGAGGAGTGTTCGCTGCTGCAATTTTCTTAGCCATCGCAACGTGCTCTTGCCAGTGCAGTTTCAAGTTCATGAAACATGCTTGCTGATCTGGCGCTCCAAATCTCAACTTCTGACCTTCAATCGAGTTCATCTTCTCGAAGCATTCGTTAGCTTCCACTACGTGGTTTTCGCTTTCGTCTTGTGCTACGGACACACTGCTAACCTGAGGCGGTACTGCTTGCATCGCTTGGGTCAACTGCTGAACCATGGGGCCTGCTTGTGGAGGCACCATCTGTCCTGTAGCCTGGGCATTCTGCATGCCTTCGTTGGCTTGATCCAGCGCGTCTTTCATTTTAAGGAACGCTGGGTTGTCCTGTGCAGGTTCTCGCAGCAGTTTTTCAAACTCATTACGCTGCTTAGTCACTGACGAAGCACCTTGTACTTTGTAGTTCTTCATTCGCAAAGAAGTGGCGGTCTCAGCCAAGTTAGACGGGCTGAATACCCACGCAGCAAAGGGAGATGCTGGGGCGGTAATGGCTTTGTCTATCATACCCATTATCTTAACGGCCTTTTGCTCTTCGGTCTCTGGAATAGAAGGGTTGCTCTCGGGGTAACATAGTACGTTTCCACCAAGGAGGTTCGCAGTATTGACCGAGACGTTTCCCTGTCCTGGCCCAAGGTTCTGTGTTATCTTTTTGCCATCACGACATTCTGCTGCACACTTCACGGCCTGCCTTGCAGCGATTGCGAACAAGTCCTGAATGTTATTCCATGGACAGCCCACACGCTGAAGCGCTTGGTCGCGCTGTATGACTGCATTGCCTACGGTGTTCTCGCCTGTGGCGTTACCGAACAAGGAGGGCAGTGCGCCCGAGATTTCCTCGGAGAGAGTTGTGATGAACCATTTGATGAAGTCAGGCAACGCAGGTTGAGGCGTCGGTACTGGTTCCACCATGATGTATTGTGATTCCGTTGTAAGTCCCGGTTGAGGCTGGAACGGTCCTATGTCGCCAGGGATGTTGGGCTGCTTCTTGATAGCATCCATGTCGAATGCTTCAGCGTTCATCCACTTCTTAGGTACGGTGCGTTTGAAGAAGTCATCCAGAAGATCAACCCAATCGTTGATGCGCTTCTGTACCGAGATTAGGGCCGTGCCCATTGATCTTCGGTTCTGACCTTTGCCTGCTGACGGGTGAGCGATGGCTATGTGATCATCCATCTTCTCATTGCGTGAAAAGGCGTACTCTTGTCCTGCACGTGCCAGTAGCACTCCATCTGGGAATGCCTCTAGCAGTTCTGCTTTGACTTCATCGCTTACTGATCCGTCAAGGAACATCGAAGGTCGCATCCACGTGTACTTCACAGTGGTGTGGCGACTCAACGAGTCTCCTGTGACGTACGCTCCGAGTACTGCTTGGCGTACGTTCTCTCTTGCAATGCGATCAAGTTGTGTTGCAGACTGACCATCGGTACCGGGGTTGATCTTGCTGGCAATCCACGGGAACATACCGCGAACCATAGCAACGTCGTAATCCAGCATCAACTGTACGAATACCATTTCGCAGGTGTTGTCAACGGAGATGGGAACCTTGTGATCCAGTTTCCCGTGAGCCGTGGTGACTTCCATGCCGAGCGGTTTCTTACCGTTGTTTCCTACTCCACTGGCAGTAAGCAAACCATCAATGTCACTTCCACCTTCAGATTCGGACTCAGTGACTTGTAGAAAGTCTTCTTGTCCTTCTTGTCCCGTTGGGGTTCTGTCTGGAGGATTCAGTTCATCCTCTGGTACAGTAGGCGTTCCTTGGTCCTCTTCAAATCCATACTTCTGTCCGTCAAGGTTGTAGCGTGTCCACAAAAGGACGCGATCTTCGTTCCAGAAAATCCTGGCGCACTGAACTAAAAGTTCATGAAGATTGTTGTTCCTAGCCCAGATTTCTTTGAAGCGGTCAGCCTCTTCGGCTGCTATGATGTCTGGTCCCCACTCTGGGTTGGCTGGGTAGAAGTCCACCTTTGGTATCTCACGTGATAGCGCAGAGACGATGATATCGCCCTTAGGACCGTACACGTTTGTGTCGTAAATACTGTTGTGGTTTCGTTCGTTGGCTTTCTTGCCCTGTCCACCACCTGGGAGTTCCCAGCCTCCGCGCTTTCCGCGCAGCAAGTGCTGGTACCCTCTCTCGAAGTGTAATGCTTCCCACGCCTGCTCAACTTCCATGCGACGTGCGGCAACGTCTGCTTTTGCGCAGAGGTCATCGAGCGAAATTAGCGTACCACGTGCCTTGTCGCTCAACTCCGCAAAGGGTTCTGGGGAATACGGGAAGGGCGCATACACTCCGAGGGGACTATCCGAAGGACTTTCTGGTTGGTCGCCTTGTTTGTTAGAGCCTTCAGCCTCTACTCCTGTTGCTTCTGAAACTGTGTCCGGCATTGTTTGTCTCCCCGCCTATAATCCAAAAACCTAGTGCGACATCGCAGCGAATCCTTTTGCACTCGCCTTCATTCTCTTAACGTGTTCGCTGTCACCAGCTTTTGGTTCCTTCTGGGATGCGCTTAACTTCTGTCCTTCGGGAACTCCTAGTGCGCGATGGAGTCCGCCTTTGTTCACATTGAAGGAGCCGTGTGAACCTAAGTCCACTTTGTGACTCTTATGCCCGATTGCCATTTAGTAAACTCCCTTGCCATTGTTCTTGTGCTGTCCCGTAGCAGAGGAATTGCTTCCCTTGCGAATTCCCATAGTCACTCGCTTGAACGAGGTAGGGTTCTGATCCTTCGCAGACAATGGAGGTTGCTGCGGTGATGCGTTCAACTTGGTTCTTTTTCCTAAGCCGATTGCCATGGTGATTTGTCCTTCTTTGACGATGGGGCATTCATGACTTCCGCCATGTAATCTTGTTTCCCTGTGTTCTTTGTATTCTTAGATGGTTCAGGCAACTTTGACTTTGGTCTTTTTCCAAGCCCTATCATGCTGCCCTCATGCTTCCTCTTGCAAGCTGCCCACCAGAATCAATCCTAGGCTTCTTCTTGCGTGGCGCTGGCGTAGGGGCTTCCCCTTGTAGCCACGACGGTAACGGAGTAGAGTTCATCGAAGCAGTCTCCGCAGGTACTGCTGGTTTCTTCTTTGGAGCACCAAGCCCTATTGGCATTGTGTTTTCCTTTTTGTTTGGGCAAATCTTCTTGCTTCTGTCCAAGGCTTTCCTTTTAGTGTGCTAGAGTGATGTCCACCCGTAAGTGTCTTTGCTATTTTCTCTCTAGTCTCCAAGGTAGGACGCTGCCCTTTGCGTCTTCCCTTAGGTGGGTTTTCTCCCCCATCAGTAAGGTTCCTCAAGCAACCAAGTTTTAAGTCTTTGCGACCGTAGTACCAAATCAGAGCAATCTCTGTTTCAAATGCCTCGTCTTCAGACTGTGCCGGGTAAATAACGATTCGTTCTAGAACTTTAGGACAATGCACTCTATGGTTGCGTGTATCGTAGGCCCTGTCGTGACTTCCTTTGCCTACATAATAGGGTGTTCCATTTTCTCGTAACCAGACGTACGCGTAGAAACCTGTTGGTAAATCTTGTACATCAAAACTTCTTGTGCTTATAGATTCTTTCCTGTAAGTCTTCTGGTAGTTGTGGTGGTAGCACTTCCTACATAATTTCTTGCAGTATAGAACCATTTCTGGATGGCAACTTGCTTGTCTCACAAACCCTCCGCAATAGGTCGCGCAGGAGGGATTGCGGCCCTCCGTGCGCTAACTCAGGGAGCAACCCCTGAGGATACTTCTAATCTTTTACCCAGAATTTGCAATAGGCTACTGGGTGCACCTTTACATCCCCATTAGGCAGTCTAGGGCGTTCACTAAGTTCCTTCATCTTTTCCCCAGTACAACCACTTTCTTTTCGATTGAACTTTGAGCAGTTGAAGCAATGCTCCGAACTGCCTGGGTGATGCGACTGGTATCCTGTTTTGGGTTCCTTCAGGATTGAAAATGCAAACTTACCCATTTTTATTCCTCCCAAAACCTGGGGCCTTTTTCTTCTTCTCTGGCAGAGTCTTAAAATCGGTGGCGCTTGACCACTCAGCCAGCTTGCTCTTCCCGCCTACTTTCTCGGGATGAGCGTACAAAAATCTTTGTTGCGCCTTTGACTCGAACGGCATGGCCGCTCCTTTATACTAGGTTTGGCATGGCGAATCCATCTTCTTCAGA